CCAAGGGCTGGCCTTGTTTCCATTGGATCGTCCCTATGGATGATGTCCATAGTGATCTGCTGATCTCCGCAAAGAGATCAATGGAAGGATGCTCACCAATTAGCGCTGTCAAAGCGTTAACCTGAACTTCCAAAGGGAAGTAATCAGTTGCATTCGACAAATCCACAGAGTGGACTTTCTTATGCTGGGATAGGTGTAACTGAACACAAGAAACCGGTTTCGTGTGGTCATGAGTACAATCCCAAGGGAGTGTTCTCATATGAGAGTAGAGCGCATTGCCCAAAGGGCGCAGTGCTTCTTGATGAACAAGGTAGGGAGAAGCGATTGCTCGCAACTTCAAACCAGGTTCTTGAAGAAAATGGACTTCTCCTCCAATGACAGAGTCATTGTGGGGAATTCCATCACTCTTGAGAGAGCTCTTGAAGAGTTGGATATCCACTCCTCTAGAGACCTGTCCGTAGATCCCTCTATATTTGGACCAAAGCTCAAAGTGAGCGTCAGTTGCAAAATAGATTAGACTCGAAAGTCCAGATCCATTTTGTATCGTACTTCTACGACCAATATTAGGGGCCTTCTTGCTCTCAGCACCACGGTGGAAAGCGATTGGGGATGGATCCCCGATCACTAACCTTTTGTTCCTGGATTCCATGAATCTTGTAAAGGATTCACGGAAGTTATCAGGTAATGATGTTGTCGACGCAGAGACTGCATCAACAAATTTCTTCTTTTGAGAATCAGTAAGTTGCTGATTCTTGAAAAGAGAATAACACATTAGAGTGTTAGCAACAGAACGAAAATTCTGTTCACTCTGATGCGCATACCTGAATAAGGATCCTATCACCCCTGAGAATAAACCTTTTCGGTTTTTCTTAGCAGGAGTTAGAAGCGGTAAACCGCTACGATCCCGATAGAGATCGACCTTAAGAGATTTCAACCTCTTAACAGTCCACTCTACCCCTGAACACGCTACCCACTTACATACAAGAACCGAAAACGGTTTATGTACATATGTGGGTACTCCAAAAACCGACAGGCGATGACAAATAGTTCCCTGAAGTTTGGTAGAGTCTACCATGCCGACCTCCTATAAAA